ACATTTCAACGGGAACCCAGTTTAATCCGTCAGACCAAATGGGTTCTGCGTATATGCTGGTAACTGTTACCTCTGGATATGTGATTATGTCCTGCCAGTCGTTCCGACCTGCAAACCAGCACTGTGGTACGAGTACTTCGCCCACCTTGTAGTTCATAGCGAGGTCTGAGTAGCCGGGTATGGTACATGAGACTAGCTGACCTGACGTGTTCCATGTCATACTCAGTATCTCGCCCATCCCTTCGGCATTCGTGTACATGACGGGACGGCCACCTGTGCTGTATCCTGATAACCCCATTACGAGGCCGGGTTCAGTAATAGTAAGTCCTGTTGGCGAACCTACAGGGTCTTCCTCTGGTGGTGGATCTGGGAGATCCGGGTCGGGCGGCTCTGTTGGGTCAACTGGGTCTACGGGTACGACTGGTATCGCGCCACCTGCGTCAGCAAGTGCGATGATACGGTCGAGTGTGTCTACCACTATCGTTGTTACTGTGGCGCTGGGGTCTGCCTCAAACGCCACTAGCAATGCTGCTGATATTTGTCGGGCTTCGTAGCCCTCTTGGACAGAAGTGGAGGCTAGTAGCGTCTCCTTGTCATTCACTTTCAAGAAAGTCATGAACTACTCCTTATACGGGTACAACAATCCAAGTAGAATCGTTAGATCCAAGCTTGGCTCCGATACGGTGCCAAGGTGCGCCAAGAGTCTTGCTTACGTACATGATTCCTGAGGCTGCGGGGGCTTCGCATACTGCGAGCTGGTTCCACTGGCTGCGTCCTGCGCCAATGAGATTGATTGCGTCACTAGCGTCAGCTAGTTGCAGTAAAGTTGCTGTCTGTGGTGCTGCCATGAGATGGCTCCTTAGTTGGTTGCGGTTGACTCTGCGCGAGCAGGTTCGTTAATAGGGTAACATGCTTTTCTAGCCTTCTCCGCTGACGCCAATTGGAATAAGCTCCAAATGGTGACGGCAATGCAAAGCCAACGGCTAATGCGAAGGATAAGATAAGCCATGTCGGGTACTCCTGAATGTCAGTGTACGTTTGCTGGACTAACTCGGCGGTGTAGTCAACTGAGGACGTATCCCCTGTCTGTACCTTCACCATGTTGTCTTCCGCTGTACCTGTTTCGTGTGTTCCTCCGACCTTCAGGTCGGCGGATACGGGTGTCAGGCTGAGTTTGGGTAATCCCGTGCAGCCCGTTAGGAGCAGCGCGATCAATAGGTACTTCATCTGCGATTTCTCCGATTTGTGTGTAATGCTTTGTTTTGGACGATTCCAGCTCGGGATCTGGTGGCGATATTCTCTGCTACCATTTGTTCCTGCGATCCGTGCGCTACCCAGTCTGCCATGAACTTCACAGAAGCGTCTGTATGCTTCTGGGCCATTCTGGCGTTCTCATCGACGGCAATCCGGTCTACCCACGGGCGTACTGCGCCTGCAAGTGAATCGAGTCTGTCATCGTGGATTAGTGCGCCTTTATCGCGGCTGATTTTCGTCATCTGGTGCCATAACGTATATACGGTTCTGTGATCCATTGCATACTTCTGCGTGGAGCGTATATCATCTCTCCAGACCTGTTCATTCACAATTAGCTTGTGTCTGCCCATGACTGGCTCAAGTGTGTCGATTATTCGTAGTTCCTTCTGACCTGACTCCATGATGTCCTCTATCTGAGGGGCACCGGGGTGTCCTGCCGATTTGTAAGCTTCTAGCAGCACGGGCCTCCACATCTGAGCGAATGCGCCGTTACCGTAGTTAGCTTCTACGTCTATCTTGTTCACTTGGTGCTTTAGTGCTAATGCCGAGAGTTGCGTGAATACGCCCTCCGCATAGCCGCCTTCCAGTGGAAGCTGTTCCATTAGGAACACAAAGCCGTGTAAGAAGTACGTGACCGTGGCTACAGTCTCGTCACCGTTCTTGCCGCCGCCTGCGGGGTCAACGTAGATCATACGACCTTCATACTCGTGCAGCTCGGGAGCTACGGAGAATGGGCGGTACAGTTCTACGATGTCGGGGTGTCCGGGTACGCTGATACGTTTGTCCTTATCAGGCATCCAGTTAATCCCTCCGGGGGCTTGCTGCATGTTGCAGTGCATGGTTATCAGGTTACGCGACTTTAGCGGGAACCTGTCAGCATCCATGAGTGCTGTGTTCAGCATGTGCTGAAGTTGGAAATAAGGTGTACCTTGATCGACTTCCTTTTTGACAAGGGAGTCTTCCGGTAACAGGATGGGATCAGTGACCTTACCTTGATCGCCCAGTGGCCCACCTCCGGTCTGGAGTGTTGGGTCAGCTACCATACGCTCTGAGAGCATAGGTGCGAGGTGGTCTCCGTAGTTCTCCATTTGCTTCGGGGTAGGGTATCTACCGGGCCAGATGCGGATTTTGTAACCACGTCCGGGCAAAGCATTGTAAACGGAGTCGGTTGTCTGAGGTGTGCCCAGATAACAGATCCTACCGTGCTGACAGATAGACGTGAAGTCTTTAGAGAGATGTTGTAGTTGCTGTCTCTGTATTTCTGTCATACCGTTCTTAGACGACTCTATGTCGTCCGGTACTAGCAAGTCGGCTCGTCGTCCCTGCATGTTTGCAGTTACACCGATACATGCCACTGAGGGTGATTTCTCAGCTCCTTTTAACTGCCAATGAATATCGAACGCCTTAGCGGATGATCTGTCGCCGTGATTCCGATCAGGGCGCATACATTCTAAGATGTCGAAGTTCATTATGATTTGTATCACCCAGTTGGCGATTTCCATAGCCACGTCGCTACCAGCACTGATAATCAGTATCCGGTACTTCGGGTCGTGGATCAAACACCACACTGCGTAGATAGCTACAATACTGCTCTTAGCCTGCGAGCGTTGGGCCTGTATCATTAGATACTGTGGCCCGTGCTGCAAGTACCTTCCGATGTCCACCTGCACGTCTGTGCAAGTGAAGCCCATCAGGTCTTCCATTACGTCGATAAGGAACGGCTCGAAGCTTGCGTATTCGATACGCAGCGCGTCAAGCTTATCCCATCGGGCACTGGACTCAAGTAGTAAGTCGTTCATAGTGCTCTCCTATTTAGTCACTACTAGATGCGAGGCGTAGGCCCCGCTTCTCTCGCTTTCTCTTGAGCATTTCGTCGAGTTCATTCATGTTCTCGTCGTCTGCTATACTAGCCGTAATATCATTGTCTTTCAGAAACTTTATTGCGACACCTAGGGTGGCCGGGGTTGCCGTAGCAACTACTGCCTCCATACCGTCGTCGTCTGTTATAGTTATCGTTTCGTTGAGCTGGCTTATCAACACGCGAGCAATTGCTCCGTGAAGTTCAGACAGCTCCTGCTCTGTAGATCTTGCCATTTCAGTTCTCCCTTATATACTCTTCGATACGAATCAGACTTCCCTTGATGTCGCGGATGTCGGTTTCGATACCGTCTGTTTTTACTTCCAGTACACGTATGCTTGTTCGGTGCTCAGAGTGAAGCAAGGCTAATGCCGCGTCTTCCCCTGAGACCAACTCATACGCCCAGCCGCTGGCAGCTATTGTGCCAGCGACTAGCCATACTGGAACTGAATCAGATAGTATCATGAGATACTCCTAGTTTAGTTCTGTTAAGTGAATTTAATATATTACCCATGTTGTGTTGCTTCTCTTGACGAAGTGTCTAGAGTCTAGGTGGGCTATCGTTGCAGACTTACCGTACCCTGACCCACCGTTCAGTTGTACTGATCGAGCCAGACCCGTTAAGTTTGTTACCACAAAGATTTGCCCTACCTCGCATGTACTAATGTTTGGTAGGTATATATTGCCTGAGCCTGTAGCCATGATATGGTAGTCTGATTTAACCAATTGTAAGTTTCCAGTACCCGAGATATCTCTGTAGTTCTTAACTACCCCACCGCCAAACCGCACGGTGTGATCGCTAGTACCAGAGTCGAATGCGTAGTTGCCAGCAGCAGTTGCTAACGTTGACCCATACTGATAGCCTACGTTGTAGGTTCCTACTGCCTTCGTTCCTACACGAACTCCCATATTCTGAGCTATGGATGATCCTGCACCAAGCGTAGGCTCTGTTGAGGTCAACGCTGATACTTGACTAGCGGTTACGTTAGTTCCTAGGGTTAGGTTTACGTACGAAGCAGCCTCGGTCGCATTAAAGGTACCACCACCAGTGTTGTTGATGGTAGTCTGTGTCCATATTGGATACGATATGAATGTCTGCGTAGCAGCGTGTGTCTTGTTAATCGTTGGCCTCGCTCCGAGAGACTGGTAAGGCCCAGCCGCTCCGTAAGGCCCAGCACCAGTTAGGTTAACAACAGGATCTGCGATAAACAGACCGCCTATACCAAATATGTTGGGGTTGGTTATGTTATACGTTCCCGTGTCCTTAACAAACGCGGGTAGCTCCTGTCCGTATGTGCCACCAGCTCCAGTTATGGACTGTGTGACATCATTGATTATCGCGGCTGTTGGTAAGGCTGTACCAGATCCGTTACCGGAGATAGCTACGTTGCTGTAACCAGTGCTTCGTAAGCCAGCATCGAACGTGTTGAGTGCTGCCCACGTATTGGCTAATGGGAGTATGTCTGTTCCTGCTCCATCAGCTCCATCAGCCCCTGTTGGCCCCTCGATGTTACCAACAAGAAACCACTGGTTGAGGGCCGCTGCATAGGTGTCACCATTGGTAGTGTTCAGGTACTGGTCGCCGTCATTATCGTTGGTTCCGTTGAAGGCAGCGGGAGCGCCTGCGCCCTGCGACCATGCAGAACCACGTACACCTGTGTCTCCAGCAGGGCCAGTAGGCCCAGCTACAACGGAGTCAGCTCCATCGTCTCCAGCTACGCCTTGTATACCTTGGATACCTTGTATGCCTTGATCACCAGTTAGTCCAGTGCCACCTGTGGCCCCGTCATCACCGTCGATACCAGCAGTTCCTTGTATACCTTGTATACCCTGATCTCCAGTGTCGCCTTTGACACCTTGCGCTCCAGTAGTACCTTCCCACACGCCTATTACGACGTATGTTCCAGCACCTGTAACCTGATAGACATTGCCGTTGGTGTGATAATATATGTCACCTACAGTATCCGCCGTAGAGTAGTTACCTACTTGGCTTCCTGTAGCAAACTCATTTCCGTCTGCACCAGCAGCGCCAGTGATACCTTGTATTCCTTGGATACCTTGGATGCCCTGATCTCCGGTGTCTCCTTGGACACCTTGGATTCCCTGACCGCCTGTAGCACCGTCGTCTCCGTCAGTGCCATTGGTTCCAGCAGTACCCTGAGGGCCTGTTGCACCAGCAGCTCCATCGTCCCCGTCAACTCCAGCTATTCCCTGTATACCTTGTATACCTTGAATGCCTTGGTCTCCGGTCAGTCCCGTATCGCCTGTTACGCCGATAGGGCCTTGGATACCTTGATCTCCGGTGATACCTTGGATGCCCTGTATTCCTTGAATACCTTGGTCGCCCGTGAGTCCTGTAGATCCAGTAGCTCCGTCATCTCCAGCCACGCCCTGTATACCCTGTATACCTTGTGTGCCTGTAGCGCCGTCTGTACCGTCGTCTCCGTCGATTCCGGGGATACCCTGACTACCTGTGTCGCCTGTGAGTCCCGTGTCGCCAGTGACCCCTATAGGGCCTTGTATGCCTTGTATGCCTTGATCGCCATCAACACCGTCAGTGCCATTGGTTCCTGCATCTCCAGTAATACCTTGGATACCCTGAATACCTTGGTCTCCGTCAACACCGTTAGTGCCGTCAGAGCCGTCAGCTCCAGTTAGACCTATGGTACCTTGGGCACCTGCGGGGCCATCTGCGCCAGTATCTCCAGTGTCTCCCTTGACGCCTTGGATTCCTTGGATTCCTTGTGCTCCGTCATCTCCGGTAACACCTTGGATTCCTTGTATGCCCTGATCGCCTGTAAGGCCAGTAGCGCCATCGTCGCCATCAATACCATTAGTACCGTTAGTACCTGCATCGCCTTGTACTCCTTGGTCGCCTGTTAGTCCTATTGTGCCTTGGTCGCCAGTAGCTCCAGCGTCTCCTTGTATTCCTTGGATTCCCTGAATGCCTTGGATTCCTTGTAGTCCATCGTCTCCATCTGTACCGTTAGTTCCAGCAGCGCCATCAGCGCCAGCATCACCAGTAAGGCCAGTGGAGCCAGTAGCGCCATCGCTACCGTCAGTGCCGTCAGTACCATTAGTACCAGCGTCACCCTGAATGCCTTGAGCGCCAGTATCACCAGTGATACCTTGAATACCTTGAGGGCCTTCATCGCCTGTTACTCCTTGAATGCCTTGTATACCTTGTATGCCTTGTGTCCCGTCTGCGCCTGCGGGGCCTTGTATCTGGCCTACATTAGACCAACCATTAGCGCCGTCAGATACGTAGCCGTCTCCTGAGTCTAGCGTGATCCAGAGATCACCTGCTACTGCTCCGGTGGGTAGGCTAGCGAAGTCTGCGACAGAGCCTTGTAGGGTTACAGATGTACCATCTGCTCCGTCAGTTCCGTCGGTTCCGGGTACACCTTGTATACCTTGGCCGCCAGTAGCTCCTGTAGAGCCGTCTGCGCCATCTAGTCCGTCTGTGCCGTTCGTACCATTGGTACCGTCAGCTCCGGGATTACCCGGCAGACCTTGTATTCCCTGTGGCCCTTCGGGGCCTTCTGGGCCTTCCGGGCCTGCTGGGCCAGTGGCTCCAGTGCCGCCGGGGCCTGCTAGTGCGAAGTTATAATCGAGGTCATCGTTAAATAAACCCTCGCGTCGCTTGCGAGTGTCATGAAACAATACCATTCCGCCGGGGCCTACAGGCCCATTTGGGGCTGTGCTATTACTCATAAATCACTCCTGAATTAGTTGGGGGCTTGCGCCCCCGTGGTTAGTCTGGATTACTTCCGGGTGTCATTTCACTCATGATCCTAAATAGGATGTTCATTTGTGAGACTGTGCCCAGAGGTGCAGCAGACTGGGTGTTGCGTGCCACGATACCGTTGCTGGATGTTTCCAGTGGGTCTTGTGCGGCTTTCATCACTCCGTCTATATAGTTAAGGACGGGGATCTCGTCTGCGATGGAATAGTTGGGACTTCCCTGCCCAGCGATGTTCATGATACTATCATGCGCTGAGGGCAGCATACCTGCTATTCCCATGTACTTGAACGTGTCAGCGCCAAGGTCTTCGTACTTCTTATCGAGGTACTGCTTGCGCTTCTCGCGGTCAGGTATAGTCGCGGCCATTGACTGGTAGCGTAGTACTCGGGCGATGCCAGAGGATACGGTATTCAGTGCGATGCCCATTGCGGCTTCCTTATCTGCGAACTTCAAGTGACGTGCTTGCTGCTTCTCAGCGGCTAGCATTGGGTACGACTTGAACTGCATCATGAAGGCTACCCACTGGTTCATCATCTC